TTTTGTACAAGAATTAAAGAAAAGTAAAAAAGAACTTACTGGAGATGATTTGATTAAAGTTCGCGAAAAATCAGTCGAAAGTATGTTTAGTAACGATGTCAAAGTTATAGCTCGTACACAAAAGGCATATGGTAAGACAACTAAAGATGAAATTGATAATCTTGTACAACTCCAGGTTGCAGCTATACGTGTTCCCGGTGAAGTAATACAAGAAACTATGCGTGTGCGTAGAACTAACCATAAACTTGAAAAAGATTTGACTGACGAAGAAATTAAAAAACATCAGGAAGCTGCTAAAGCAGCACAAAAGATACTCGACGATCAAAAAGACAAACGAGATAAAATAAATGCAGATGGAAATATACAACTGGAGGTTGAAACTGCTGCTTATAATAAAAGATTGAAAGATAAAGGATTGTTTGAAAAAGAATCTACTGATTTAACCGCTGAACAACTAAAGGAACGCGAAAGATTAGAAGATGAATATTATGCTAATCTGTCAAAAATAGCTGTTGAAAATGAAAATAAACGTTTTTCAACGACTAAAAAGGACGCTGGTTTAGATGGTGATCCCACTAAATTTAAAGGGGAAAAACTAAAAGCTTATGAGTTGATAGTTAAACAGCATGAGATAAATATAACAAATATATCTGACTCTGAGAATAAAAAAAGGCTTGATGCTGAGAAATCGACTAATGCTGCTATTTTATCGATTCTTAGTACTGCTCAGGAATCTGAATTATTGTCTATAAATACCGTAATAGAAGCGAAAACACATGCGCTTAAAAATGATTATCTAAATCATGCGAATGGTATTATTTCTGAAGAAATTTATCAGAAAGCTTTGTCACAATTAAGTGTTGACTCTCTTAATGATAGATTAGCAGCTGAAATAAAATACAGGGATTTACTTAAGGCAATGAATCTTCCTAAAACAAAGGAAAATGTCAAAGCCTTAAAAGATGCCGAGAAAGCTGTTGCTTCTACACAGGCTCAAATAGATGATATACAACTAAAAGATGTAGAAAAATTTGAGAAAGATAAAAATAAAATAAAGTCTAAATATTCAATAAATAGCCTAGCAGAACAGTATAAAATAGAAAAAGCTGCTATTAATGCTAAGTATCTACATGAGAAAAATGCTGAAAATGCTCACCAAAAAGAATTATTTCAATTAAAAGTAAAATATGCTGTAAAATATGCTCAGGAAGCCGAGCAAGTAGCTAATGCTGCCGGAAGTTTTATTTCTGCTTTAGATCAGGCACAAACTGATAATTTAGAAGCTGAAAAGCAAAAACAATTGACTATAGCAGGTAATAATGCTGATGCTAGAGCTAAAGTTGAATCTGAATTTGCAAAAAAAGAACTTGATCTAAAGAAAAAACAAGCTGATGCTGATATGGCTATTAAAGTTGCTCAAGCTTTAGCAGCTGGTGCTTTAGGAATAGCGAATATTTGGGCGGTAGATGGTATAAATCCTATTTTAGCCGGAATACTAACAGCTATTGAGGTTGCTACTGTTGGGATGCAAATATCATCTATAATTGCTCAACGAAATGCTATAAAAAATACTTCATTAGGATATTATGATGGTGGTCCTACTGCATATTCTACTGATGATAAAACTGTCGTTGGTGAAGTACATGCTAATGAGCATGTTGTTACTGCAAAAGGGGTTCGAAATCCTGCTGTAAAGAAATTTCTCGATGTATTTCATGCAGCAGAACTTAACGGAAGTATACAAATGCTTAATACTCCTCAGATTTTGGAAAAAGTAAGAGTAGGATCTTCTTCTGCTTCCAGATCATCGTCGGGTGGATATGCTGAAAGTAAAAATGGAAGTGTAGGTACGTTTAGATCTGAGGTGTCCATGGCTATAATTAGCGAGAATGCACGGCAAATGGAACGACTTAATGATCATCTGGATAATGGTATTTTGGCTCATTCTGTCGTATCGGGTGATTATGGCAGTGTAAAACAAACTGAACGGTTTTTGAAAATGAGATCTAATGTTACCAGGCATGGATAATTGAACTTTGTCAGTCCTTTTTTTGGGCGGTAAAAACCTGTAGTTTTGAAGTATAAACAAGATAGACCATTATGGACGTTTATGATGCTATAAAAAAAATGAGGGAGCTCAGCGGTTCCGGTAAATGTTTCCAGTTTGCTTTTATGAGCTTCAGCGAAGAACGCGGTAAGAGTAACGGAATTATTGAAGTGCTTCATGCTAAACTCAGGAAACAAAGTACGGTGGAACAAGATAAGAATGCAGATATTAAGCTGAATTATTTTGATCTTGATACTAGCGATTTTGGGAGTTGTTATCAACCTTTGTTGATAGAATTTAATGGAGAAAAGTTAGAACTTAGCTAGTACTTCGACTCCGCTCAGTAACCGTTTGATACGCTCAGTAACCGTTCGATACGCTAGGTATAATTTATGATAAAATATATTTTATGGACAAAGAAGTAAAAAAAATAGGTGGATTATCATTTGTAAATGCTAAGGGTGGTACCTATGCGGTTGCATTTAACGGACAAGATGACCAGATGATGCATTCTATTGTAAATATGCAGGGTAGTTGGGAAATGTTTCCGTATCAGGTTGGTGGTGTGCGGGTAGTTCCGCACGGATCTGATAATAATTTACCGGCAAATATCCGTAACTTATTGGAAAAAAATAATCTTGGACCCGGTATTTTGGCACGTAAAACGGGGTTGCAATACGGAAAAGGACCGTTTTTGTACAAATTGAAGTTTGAAAATAACGAAATTGTACGTGAGTGGGTGGAAGATGCTGAAATACAGGCATGGCTTGATAGTTGGAATTACAAGGAATTTGTGCGCAATGCGTTACAAGAATTCAACTATATGCAAGGCGTGTATGTGAAATATTTTTCGGGAAAGGCTCAACGACTCGATAAAAAATGGATTTCGAAGCTAGAGTGTGAAAATGCTAATGCCTGTCGGCTCGAATGGCCTGAAAACGGAACTACATTGGAAGATGTGAAAAACATTATCGTTTGGGATTTTGAAAATTGCCGAAACCTGGTACCGGCTATGCGTTACCCTATTTTCAATGCGGACAAACCTGCTTCAACTTCCATTAAATATCATTCGTATAGATCCTTCGCCCGTAATTTTTATTCATTGCCATCATTTATTGGATCTATACCGTGGATAAAGCGCGCAAACGATATTCCGGAAATAATACAGTATCTGACTGAAAACATGATAGCTGCTGCATACCATGTTCACGAGCCGGCTGAATACTGGGATGACATGTGCGTTAAACTTCAACAGAAATTTCCTGAATATGATGAGCTTAAACTTGCTGTAGAATTAGACAAGCTGCGTGATGAATTGACAAAAACCATCGCCAATGTTCTGTCCGGTAAAAAAAATACGGGTAAATTCTTTGAATCAATTGATTTTGTGGATGTAAATGGAGTGAAATGTGAGTGGAAAATTGAACCTATTGAAATGAATATTGATAAGTTCATTGAAGCCCAAACGAATATATCGGTATTGGCAGATAGTTCCACTACATCGGGTTTTGGCCTCAACCCTGCCCTATCTAATATCATAATTCAAGGAAAAGGAGATGCCGGAAGCCAAATTCTTTATGCGTGGAAACTATTTTATGCTGCAGATACGCAAATAGCTGAAGATATAGTTTTTGAATCGATCCATGCTGCTATGAAAATAAATTTTCCAACTAAGAACTTGTCTATGGGACTATATGAGCCGGTGGCTGCTAAAGAAAGTGATTTGAGTGCTAATGCCAGAACTGGAGCGAAAGTTTAATGACCCCAAACCCCTGAAGGGGCTTAAAAATAAGATATATGATATTTAATAAATCGAATAACGGTAGTAGTGAATTACGTTCATTGACAGGAAATTACTATAACAGTAATGACTTTGGAAAAATGACCGGTCACATTCTGTTAGCTACGGCAGAATTGAAAAAAATAATCGGATCGGCTGTGTATAATTTGGCTGAAGTTGCTTATAAGTCAACCGAAACGGTAGTTGCCAATATCGATCTGGTTCCTTATGTTCAATTGCCTATTGCTATACTTGCCACATTTAACTTGTACAGGAGTAATGATATCAGTCATGAGGATTCTGGCCGGAAGGTAAAGATTGATTCGACAAATGAAAAGATACCATGGCAATGGCAGCTCGAAGCGGATGACGCTATTCAAATGGACAGATATTATAGTGCTGTTGATGCGCTTGTATCCTATCTGAATGAGAGTACATTGGGTGCTTGGACGAATAGCGATTATAAAAAAGCAACTAAATTACTGCTTATCAACTCTGCTGAAAAATTTGATCGGTATTACCCTATCGGTGGATCCGGCAGGATATATATTTTAGTGCTTCCATTTCTGAAAGAAACCGAACTTAAGCTTAAGCGCGAGTTTGGCACTGACTGGGCGCGTTACCTGGTAGGCGAAAATTTGACTGAGAAAGACGATGAAGTGTTGGAATACTTATTACCGGCTATTCCGTTGCTCGCTATGAGCGTGGCAGTAATGCGATTGCCATTGGGTATTATTCCGCAGGGAGTTGTGAGAAACCATGCTAGCAAAAGCATTACAATGGATGCATCGGACGCAGCTACAAAATCGGATATTAAAGATATGTCTAAATGGATGAAGGATGATGCTGAAGAATTGATAAATCTGGCTAAAATAACCCGAAACGGAACCACTGAAATACAATTATTGCCGGTGAATTCTGTAGAGAATAAGTTTATGAGGGTGTAATGAGAATGTAAAATGTAAAATGTAAAATGAAACATGAGTTATTCCGTAGTACAACAGCCAGATACTTATAGCCTACTTTCCGGGATCAGTGATATTATTATTGATTCTACCGAAGATTTGACTGTTGAAATACTGGTTGAATCAGAAAGTATTTTATCAGAAAACTATAATCCTGATACTGATGGTAGAATCTATGTCATTGAATTAGATCGGTTACTGGATAGTTACCTGCATGGAGATGATTATGACGAAGATGTCCATGCTGATTTAATGAAACTCATTACGGTAAAGGTAAATAATACTGTTTTATGCACATTCAACGTGTTGAAATTTACTGCTGAAACCAGTATTTCGGCATTCAGTTTTGTTTCGGGAAGTATTTTCTTGCATTTGTTGAAGCAAAAAAAGATAACTACCCCTACAGCAAAAGAGTATTTGACTGTGTCGTTTACTGACACGATGCATTCGGTGAAGGTGTTTGTTACTTATTTTGATGGATCCGACTATGTTAATAGTGATGAAATTGATTTGTTTACTACTAATGAAACGGGCATAAGAACTATTGATGCATCATTTTTGACCGTTGCTGCATTGTTTCCGTTGATTGATATAAATTCTATTGTGGCCTACCGGATTAAGATTGAAAGTGAAATCTCTGTTTTTACCGTGGATAGAAATGCTTATCTGCTTCCGGTAGAATATCGGTTTAAAAATAGCTTTGATGTTCCTGAAACTATTATAACACGAGGTAACATTATGCGAAAAGGAGTTACGACGTTTGACAGCTCAATGATTCGACGCGTAGAGGGTAAATTTAATGTGGTTCGGGATGATACCTTTGAGGTTTCGTCTGGAAAGATATTTTCATTAAATGATTATGATCGATTCAGGGAAATGTTCAACTCGGAAGATGTGGAGATTAATTTTCAAGGGAAATGGAGAAAAATTGTTATTACAGAAGAAAATATGAACGTTGCTCTTCGGATCGGAAACTTGCAACCATTTACTTTTACATTCAAATTTGCTGACAAGCGAGACCATAACTCCATTACGGGTGAAAGTTTTGTTCGGTGGATATTGGAACACGGTAAATGGGAAGATGATAAAATGTGGTTGGATCCTGAACATTGGATTGATCAACCTACTTAAAATTCTGGTTTTGTTTTTTATATTGTTATAGTTTAGTTTGTATTATTTTTTTACACCGCCCGACTGTGAAGCTAGGCGGTGTTTTTTTTGTTATATAGTTAAATGTTTTATTGATATGAAACATTTAACTATTATTGTTGCATATGTATGAAACATTTGCTGTATCTTTGTACCATACAAAAACAAATAACAGACCGGTGCAGGTCTTTAAAGTCTGCTAAAGATTATGAAAACTCAAATCAATCAATTAGTAAAAGGTGACCACAGAACTTTAACAGTAGGAACAAAATCAGAAATCAGAAATGAAGTTGCAAAACAAGTAGTATCTGAAAATCCTGAATTAATGACAATTTCAATTCGTGGTATCGAAATTCAATTAAAAGCAAGTTGGTCAGTTAGTCGTAAATCAGTTACTTATTTTGGCGAAATACCAGTTTCTTTATACGCTGAATTTTTTGGAGATTTTGGAATGCCAGTTGAAAATAAAAAATCATTCGTTCAAGTTAATACAGATATGTCAGTTTGGTTTACGACTAATAGTAAAAAATCAATGTATCAAATAGTTAAAGAACAAGAAGTAATAATTTTATGAAACAAATTAATCCTGAATATGTAGCTCAAGTCCGCCAAGTAATTGGCGGATGGCTACTTGATTTCCGTAAAGAAAAGGGAATCACACAAGAACAACTGGCTGAACAACTCGGCATTGGTAAAGCTACAGTTTCGAAGATAGAATCTGGAAAATGGTTGAGTATTGAGATGCTTATAAAACTCTCAATTGAACTTGATTTTTTTATTTTCCTAGTAGAAAAAGACAGTAAAGATGATCTAGCCACTTCCATGCGCGACCGATGGCGAAGAGCACATGACGAGAACTAAATTTTAAAAATACCCGAACCTAACCGTTCGGGTATTTTTTTGTCCTTTTTCTGCCTTATTTTCCGTGGTAAATTTACACTATGAAAAACAGAACAGTTATACCGGAGTGTTGGGATGAAATGACTACAAGGCAGTTCAAGTATTTGCTTCGTAAAGTTTTTGTCATGATGAATAATACGACTATAACAAAGGATGATGTATTACGTGATTTTGCCAATTATATTTTAGGTGGTAATGCTTGGTTTCGACTATTCAAGAATAAAAGCACTGATTATTTGATCCTGGTAAATGGTGCTGCTGAAATACTCAGTTGGATTTTTGATATTGAAAACGATGAGGTTTCATTGACTTTTGATACTACAAAAAATATCCTTCCCCGAATAGGTAAACTGATTGGTCCAAAATCGGCCGGATCTGATTTGAGGTTTGGTGAATACAGAAAAGCCTGTTGGATGTACAACCGATATACGGTTGAGCATGATATGGCTTCGCTTGATGGATTAGTCGGTATTCTGTACAGACCGCCTTCGACTTCGATCAGACCTTCGACTTCGCTCAGACCTTCGACTTCGCTCAGGTACCCTGATAAATTTAATGGTGATTATAGGGAACCTTTCAATGAATATTTGATCGCTAAGTATGCAAAACGTGTAAAACGTATTCCTGAACACATAAAATGGGGTATTTACTTGTGGTTTGGGTATTTCTGCAAATACTTAATGACTGGTGAATTCTATATTGATGGTACAGAAGTTTCGTTCGCTCCACTATTCCAGTCCGGTGGTGATCCGGATGGAAAGAGCGATGAAAGTTTGGGTATGACTTCTGTCCTTTTCTCATTGGCTGAAAGCCGTACTTTTGGCAATGTAGATGAGACAGATAATGCATCATTATTTAAAGTAATGCTCAAGCTGCTGAATGATGATATTACCGCTAAAAATTTGAAAAAACAATGATATCGCTAATTAGGTTCAATCTATTTTTATCAACGCTTCAAACTATAGTTAATGAAGGTATTGATGACGAATTATTCGTGTTTCAGGACGGAGTTTGGATTTATAACGGTAATGTTTCTGACGGAATTTCTGAAGGAGGTACTGTTGGAAAAAAAATTGATCATATAGTTATAGCAGCTACAGAAAGTAACCTGGTAAAGAAAATAAAGGATTTAGACGGTGTTATTTTAGCGTTGAAAATGCCGGATGCAGATACTGAAATGGAATCGGTTGATAATTATTGGGAAATGAATCACCAATTGCTATTTCTACTTGAAAAAATAAATGACGGACAACTGACTTCAGATTCAGAAACTTTTCATTATGCAAAAATTCAATACATAATGAAGCTAGTGAAAGAATGTATGTTATCGTGCGGGTTGAATGGTTGGTCGCTAAGTGTTTCGAATGATGAAACGTTGGCTAAACCTTTCCACGCTGAATGGGAATATAACCAGTTTGGCGGATTTAATGGTATGAGTGTTAGTTTTGATCTAAAAGATTTCAGCTTATGACCGAATTAGTAATTGGTGGACGTCGGGTAGTATTGCCTAAATCATTGAGCTTTACACTGATTGATGAAAATGCTGAAATAACATCCTCAGGGGAGTACTCGTGGGATATCTCTGCATCGTTGAAGAATAAGATCAATGCTATGATTTTTAAAAACATCTATCGGTTGAATGTGTCAACTGTAGATGTTACTTCTGATGCTACTTTGATCATTGATAATCGGGTTAGAAAAGGTAAAATAATACTGTTGAACAATACGGATTCTGAAGTGAAATTCCAATTTGTGTGCGGAAATGCAGAGTTGAATTATATCGCTCAGAATGATACGAAAATTGGTGATTATGACTGGGGAAAAGAAGCGACTGCAATTGATTTTACACGAGCCCGTAAGAGCCTGAATTATCCGGGCTATGGACTTTTCAGCGGTTATCAGAATAATTTTGTTTGTACTCCTGTTGCTTTGGAAAATGAGACGGTTAATGCTTATACTATTTCGCCCGATACTTCCAATCCTCCTTTGGAGATAAATGGAGTTGGTACTATTATTATGCAGCCTTATTTATTGTACTACATTAATAAGCTCCCTGAAGTGTTGGGGTATTCGTTGAAGTATAACGCCTTGAATGAAGATGACCTTGCAAAGAAAATATTTATAGTAAACTCTGTAAATTCTTTGAAATACTCGGATGCTTTGCCGGATATGACTATGAGTGAGTTTATTACTGCAATTGAAAATTTTTTCAATGTATCGTTCACTGTTCACCCGACAGATAAAACTATTTCGATCAATTCGGTTCAATCAAGTATTTCATCAAGGAAAATCGTAAAACCAATAGTATTTGACGCGTATGAGCGAAATATGGATGAAGATTCTGAATCGTTGAAGCTTAATTTTACGAAGATAAGTTATGATTTAGGATCGTCTAATTTTTTCAAATGGAATTGTTTGTCTTCTTATATTTTATCTAACTATAAGAAAGTTTCATACGCAAATTTAGCTGCAATAAAGGATTGGGTATTGCATAATTTACAAGATTCAGGCGCTCCTTCTAATATTATTTTTCATGATAATGAAAAGAATGACGATTATATACACGTAACCGATGTTCAGCCTGCTACTAATCTATTTACTGTGCCTATAACAGTGTCCGGTGATTCTGATACATTACGCAGGATTAAATTGGTAAATAAATTTTCGTCGGTTGGTGATGATTCTGATAAGGAATTAGTATTAAAAATTGTTCCGGCTGAAATAATAAAATCATATCAATCCGTAAATGTAAATTCTGGTACGGCAAAAGCTTATTTTCAGCTTCCAAAGTCTGAAAATACCTATTATATTCCAACGACCAGTACTTTAATTTCATCGGTAGAAGGCAGCGAAACGACTGTTCCCCGTCAAAATAAATTGGTAATGGCTATTTACACAGGATGCTTAAAAACTTACTTTGAAAATAATGTTGGATATGTTTTCGATATTCCTACTTTATATCCCTTTAGTCACGTGGATTCTACTCCTGAATTTACAGGAAGTAATGATTTACAAAAACTATTGGGATTGCAAACCTGGGCAGATGCGTTCAAGTTAGTTGCTACTAATACGTTGAAATTAAAAGGAGCAACCGGAATTTTAGCCCGTTATCATCAGTCAAGTATTTTAGATACTTCTAAAGAATATAAATTTACAATGATTGAAAATTCCGATACGAATGCGAGTAGTTTATTTTTGGTAAACAATAGATATTACATGCCGATATCACTCGAGCATGAAGTAACTATAACCGGATTTGGGAAGAAAGTTACGGGTAAATTTTATGCATTTAAATAGACATTAGAACCAAGAACCAAGAATAAAGATAATTATATGGCAAAGAAATCATTTGAAGATATAAAACCGTGGGATGGTACGAATGGTACCGGTGCTCAGGCACGCGCTATATTAAAAGCGAATTTCGCTAAGGTGAATGACGCTTTTGATGAGATTGCTGCTGAAATAAAAAAGAAAGTAGGATCCGGAATACAAAAGGGGATGTCTATATTTTGGGATCTGAATTTGGGTGCGATTCCGGATGGTTTTGTTTTGGCCGATGGTAATGGTGGTGCTAAGGTTAATGGAGTTACTATTCTTGATCTGCGTGATCGGTTTATCCTTGGATATAATCCGGCTAAAGAGGCTATGCCTTACGAAGCAGGTGATGGAGTTGAAAATTCTGGAAAAGTAGGGAATACAGGTGGTTCAAATTCAAAGATATTGAAGATAGATCAACTCCCTGCACATAGTTTCAAAATAATGACGTCTCAAACGGGTGATAATACCAACGCAAAAGACAATAAAGATGGCACATTTGAATGGTCATCTGTTCACATGAATGGCAATCAGGATTATGATGCTAAAGTGAAAGGTGGTGTTGTGGCAGATTGTGGAAAAACTAATACAATTGGTAAGGGAGATTCTATTGATATCAGGCCGCTTTATGTGGTTGTATGTGTAATTACAAAGGTAACTGATGATGTTACAGGTGGTTCAGGTTCTGGAATTGAGTCAGTAAAGGCAGGTGCCAATGTAACAATTGATGAAACTGATCCGAAAAATCCGATTATTAATGTAACAGTATCTAAAGGAGATAAAGGAGATACTGGTGAACAAGGAGTACCAGGAGAGAAAGGTGATAAGGGTGATAAGGGTGATAAGGGTGATGCCGGAACTAATGGCAATAATGGCAGTTCAACCGAAACCGCTCCATATGTTCTTTCCGGATTAGATGCAGCCATTACACTGGGAACGAAAGCCAGTCATACCATACTTGAAAAGCACCAAATTACCGCGGGAAACATAGTATTGGAAGCTACTACAGCGCCTACAGATTATGATATTGTAGTTGACGTGAAAAAAAATGGTGTGTCTATTTTCTCCGTAAAACCTCGTATAGCTGCAGGAAGTTTGGTAATGACCGGAACGCATACGCTTGTTACAAGTCCAACAGTTTTCAATGCCGGTGATAAACGCACGCTGTCCGTTGATCAAATTGGCGGCACAGAAACCGGTAAAAATTTAGTACTAAGTATACTTATGAATAAAATAATTTAAAAATTAATAATATGCAAGCAATTAAAATTCTTTGGAAAGTAACACCACGTAATTATTTAAACCCTATTGGTGGAGTTGATTATCAGATATTAGCCTCTAATCTTTCTATGCCGTCAGCTGACCCACAGTTTGATCCAACATTGGCTAATCCGGATGAAGAGCTTCTTATTATGACTACGATTAATAATAACTCTATTCCCGACATGCGCTGCTATACTGCTGTTCAAAATATTGTTCCTACAAATATAAAAAATAGCACATTTGTAAAAGTGAACGAATTTCAAACGACTACATCGTATGTTTTCAAATCGTTACCTGAGTTGATTACAGCCATCGAACAACGGGAAGAGGAAGCAAACAGCCAAATCCGGTTGATCGCAAAATTCGATAAAGCATCCATGTTTTGGGGAAGTATTTCACCGAAAGTAGGAATTTCGGTTCTTACTGATGCTGAGCAAAAAGTAGCAACTCGTATAAGCGAGGTACAAGCTTGTGCAGTGGCCAATGATGAAAATGTACGCCGCTTGATTGCGATAGCAACTAATAACAATGATGCCGCCAATGTACAGCAAGCCTTCGATATTAATCTCGGTTGGCACGAAAGCGAAGAATGGATAACTATGGTAGATATTCCATTCAATGAATTGACTGTTTAATTATGCGACTATCATTAATTCAAAAATCCACTGATTATATGTACGCATTCAATCCATTTATAATAAATACCGTCAAGGAAATAATATATCCAGCTGTACGTGTTGCATCCTATAGCTTTGATAATGGCAATGCAACTGACTTGATAGGAGGGTCTAATGGAATTTCGAGTGGTGTAGATTTTAGCCAGATAGGTAAAATAGGTCAATGTGCTTATTTTGATGGAAATGCATCGATCATAATTCCAAACACGCTACCTTCACCTGGAAATGTTGGATTTACCTTCTCGTGTTTTTTTAAGACATTACAAACGATCAATAAATATGTATTTTATCGTCAGAGCAATAATGATAATCATAATAGTTTCTTATCTATTACTATCGGTAGTGCGGTTAGTTTAGGAGTACGTGGCACTAATGGCATATATGCATCGATTGATAGTAATAATAAAATAATCAATGATAATATTTGGCACCATGCTGCAATAACAGTTAATTGCGTAACTGGAGTTATTTGCATTTACATTGACGGAGTCTTCAATAAAACCATCACTACAAGTCCTATGAATATTGTTTTTGATTCAAAGGCATCGGTTGGAGAGTGGCTTCATGATTGGGAAGGTTCGTCAGGAGGACCAAAAAATATTGGTTATCTTGATGAAGTAAATATCTGGAATAGAGCTTTAACTCAATCTGAAATCATTGAAATTTCAGGACTTTGATCAAATAATTGACGATTTATAAATAATTATCAAACTCTTATAAATATGAACACAAAAATTGATTTTCTACAGGCTGCATTAATCACAGCGACAAGTGCTATCGCAGCATATTTGGATAGTACAATAACATTTCTGGCAGCGCTAATTATTGCTTTTGCATTCAATATCTTGGCCGGTTTTCGCGCTGATGAGGTAAAATTGACTATCCAGCGTATTTTTCCGCCTATTTTCTTGAAAAATTTTCAGGGAAATAAATTCAAAGATTCTCTCATGGAACTGTTACTGATAACATTTGTCATTTATCTTTTGAAAATAATAGCTGATCTGATGAAATATCAGAGCCAAAGTGCCTATGTTGTTCAGTTCCTAGCAGCAATAGCGATATATTACTATTTCAGAAACGGTTTAAAAAACCTCAAAGATGTCTATCCAAAAAACAGATTTATAGCCGTAGTTTATCATTTAATTTCGTTTAAATTCCGTCAGTTGGTAGGCTCTGATGTAGCTGATATTGTAGATGCTGAAGAAACGGGAAAGGAGGTAGTAAAATGAGTAAAATAGATACACTTCACCCACTGATCCGCGAAGAAGTTCGGAAATTAGTAGATAAAGTAAATACGCAAATTTTGACAGGTAGTGTCAAAATGGTCGTTACTCAGGGGTTGAGAACCTTTGCAGAACAAGATGCTCTATATGCTCAACGGCCTAAAGTAACCAATGCAAAGGGAGGTCAATCTATCCATAATTATGGACTTGCTTTTGACTTCTGCCTGGCCGATGGTGGAAAAACTATTTGGGACACAGTGAAAGACTTTGACAACGATAAAACCCCGGACTGGATGGAAGTGGTAAAAGTATTCAAGTCGGCCGGCTATGCTTGGGGTGGAGACTTCCGATCGATAGTGGATAAGCCTCATTTTGAAAAAACCTTTGGCCATACCTGGCAACAGCTTCTTGCTATTAAACAATCAGGCAAAACCGA